CAACCGCGCCTGCCTGTTCGGCATGAAGGACGTTAACAGCCCAGAAAGCTGGGAAGACATCATTGAGCTGCTGCGAAGGATTGCCCATAACGGCACAACGATCATCCTGGTTACTCACAGTGGCAAAGGAGAAGGTAACAGCAGCTCGTTTGGCTCAAGCGCTCAGGAATGGCTTGTTGATACCGTAGCGGCCATTGTGAGCAAGAAGGTGGACAACATCGAGTACAGGCATGTTGAGTTGCAGAAAGAGCGCGGCGAGCCTATGGGCGAAATCCCATTCTTTCTGGTACACAACGGGCAGCGCTTGGTCCCAATGGTTGAGAAGGACAAACCAACAGATAAGCCAGCTTTTGATAAGGATGCTTGGCGAACCAAGATTGAGGGGCAGATATGCGCCCAGGTGATTAAGCATGTGGCTAAAGGTGAGCCATTGACCGAAAGAAGCATTCGCCCATTGTTCCAGGCTGAGCTTGGGCCAATCCATATTGGCGATCAAAGAGGGAGGGCTTTGCTTGCTCAGATGCTTGATGAGAACAAGCTGATTTTGCGGGCGGGGCAGTTACATGTCTGGGGGTGACTGACTGGGGTGGCGGGGACGCTGCCACAAGGGCAGCGTATCCCCCCACCACCCCGCCGTCAATCCCCCTTAGCTTTTTTATTTTGGGTACTAAAATGATCTACCTAACCATCCCATGGCCACCATCAGCGAACCGCTATTACCGTTCTGTGAAAGGTAGGGCTATACTTAGCAAAGAGGCACGCGAATACCGAGCATCAGTGGTGGCGCTGGTTAAGCAGGCAGTGCCATTCACGAACAGGTTGAAGGTGGTGATGCATGCGTTTCCACCAGACAACCGCAAGCGGGACCTGGATAATTTGCTCAAGCAAACCAGCGATGCCCTGCAACACGCTGGCGTCTATGTAGATGACAGCCAGATCGACCACTTGACCATCCAGAGATGTGTAGTCGTTAAGGGTGGCAAAATGCTAGTAGAGGTATGGGATGGCTACACAGGCCACGACTAAGCACCTGGAGGCGAAAGCTAAGCAGCACGCCCAAGCTTGCATGATTCTCGAAGCCGCAGGCCGCAAGGCATTAGATGAGAAGCTACCAGGCTCTGAACGCTATAACTGGGCAAAGCTGTATCTGAGCAAGACACTGCCTGACCTGAAGGCCGTGGAACATAGCGGTGAAACATCAGTTCGCGTCACTAAAGTGGAGCGCGAGATAGTTGACCACGCTGCGCATCAAGACTCCTAGAGTCTATGTCCCGCTCCTGAAACCAGCACGCTACAAGGGTGCCTGGGGCGGTCGTGGTAGTGGTAAGTCTCACTTCTTTGCAGAGATGCTGGTCGAGGAGTGCATCCTCAAGCCAGGCACCAGAGCAGTGTGCATCCGTGAAGTGCAGAAGACCCTCAAGGACAGCTCTAAACGCCTCATAGAGGACAAGATAGAGGCCTTAGGGCTTGGATCCGAGTTTGAGGTGATGCACGACAGCATCAAGACACCTGGCAATGGCGTCATCACCTTCATCGGTATGCAGGACAGCAACGCAGAGAGCGTCAAGTCTCTGGAGAACTTCCGCATAGCCTGGTGCGAGGAAGCGCAGGTGCTGTCCAGTCGCTCACTGATGCTGCTCAGGCCTACCATCCGCTCACCAGGCAGCGAGTTGTGGTTCAGCTGGAACGCCAGGCGCAAGTCAGACCCTGTGGATATGTTGCTGCGTGGTGCTGAGCTGCCCACCGGTGCTGTGGTGGTCAAGGCTAACTGGCGTGACAACCCCTACTTCCCCACGGTGCTCGAGCAGGAGCGGCTAGACTGCAAGAAGCTGCAGCCTGACCAGTACGACCACGTATGGGAAGGCGGATACGCTACGCTGCTGACAGGGGCCTACTATGCGGCAAGCATTAACCAGGCACGCAACGATGGCCGTATTGGCCGTGTTGCTGCTGATCCTCTGCTGCCTTATAAGCTGTTCGTTGATATTGGTGGCACTGGGTCGCAGTCTGACGCATTCTGCATCTGGGTAGCGCAGGACGTCGGTAAAGAGGTCCGAGTGCTGGACTACTACGAAGCCCAAGGCCAGCCACTGGCTACACACCTTCAATGGCTGAGAGACAAAGGCTACAACCAGAGCCGCTGCCAGCTGTACCTACCTCATGATGGCGTGCAGATGGATAAGGTCTACGCTGTGAGTTATGAGTCAGCTTTAAGAGGAGCTGGCTATGACGTGACAGTGATCAAGAATCAGGGCAGAGGGGCAGCTATGGCGCGTGTGGAAGCACTGCGAAGACTGTTCCCCAGCTGCTGGTTTAACGAACAGACCACAGCTCCAGGCATCGATGCGCTGGGCTGGTACCATGAGAAGCAGGACGAGAACAGGCAGATAGGCCTAGGCCCTGAGCATGACTGGGCTAGCCATGGCGCTGATGCTGCGGGATTGATGGCTATCGTGTTACAAGAATCTATGAGCGCTGGCAGCTGGGACAGAGCAACTGACCAGAAGCTACAAGAGTGGCAAGGGCGCAGCCACACTGACCAGGTAGGGTATCGCCGTGCAAGATGACATCATCGCCATCCTCCAGCAGGAAATAGAGCAGAGCTACAATGCGGAACTTGACCAGGTGCAGGCTGCTGCTCTGCTGTATTACGACGCTGTTCCTGGTGTCGTCCCTGCAGGCTGGAGTGATCTGGTTAGTCCTGATGTGCGGGACGCCATAGAGTCGACCATTGCCGAGATCATGGGTGCTATCAACCCAAACGAGCCACTGGCTACCTTTGATCCTGAGTCTGAAGCAGACATCGAGACTTCAGATCTGGAGACTAAGGCCTGCCACCATGTGATCTTTGGTGTGAACCGTGGCTACATCCTGCTGGAATCAGCCATCCGTGACTGCCTGCTGCAGCGCTATGGCGTGATTAAGGTCAACTCCTACCAGGGCCGCATCTACCTCACCAGCGTAGCGCCAGAGAACTTCCGCTGGTCGAACGATCTGCAGTCGCCCTTCATTGACGAGGCGAGATTCATCGCAGAGAAGCTCTACTACACACGGGCTGAGCTGCGTGACATGGGCTGCAGCAACGTGGATGACGCCAGCGCTGCTGTGGATCTGAGCAGCACCCAGATGGCGCGGCAGGAGTTCAATGACATTGGTGGCGCTGAGGCTGCACGCACTGAGGACGACCTGATCCAGTGTTGGGAGTGCTACCTGATCGATAACAAGACAGGTGGGCGTAAGTGCTACCTCATCAACGAGAACGTGATGCTGCGACAGTGGAGCGTAGCCTTCCTGCCTTATGCCACTGGCGTGGCTATCCTGCGGCCGCATCGCTTCGATGGGATGTCACTCTATGACCGACTGGCTCCTATCCAGAACACCAAGACCTTTCTGCTGAGGCAGCTGGCTACCAACGCACGCCTGGCTAGTCAGAACCGGCTAGCAATCCGTGACCGTGGCGTAAACCCAGATGACCTGCTCAGCGAGGAGCTAAACCCGATCATTCGCTGCACTGGCTTGCCTGGTGAAGCACTGCTGCCGCTACCAGTGCAGGACGTCACCAGCCAGCTGCTGGCTACCCTGCAGTGGATGGATGGCATCCGCAGAGATGACGGTGGCGCCAGTATCGACATGAACAGCCCTGAGATGGCTGTGGCTAACCAGTCAGCCCATGCAGCAGAGCGTGAGTACAGTTTCCGAGAGCTGCAGGCTAGCTCGATCCTGCGCACACTGGGAGAGACACTGGTACGCAGCCTCTACCTGGTGGTGCATGCCACTATGCGGCAGGTGATGACCTATACGCGCATCAAGTCAGACAACACCTACATAGCAGCCAACCCGACCCAGTTCCCTCACCGCACTGGGCTGATTGTTGATATAGGAGCAACAATGGGCACCAAGCTGCGCAGGCAGAATGCTATCGCCCAGATCGTGCAACAGCAGCAGGTAGTTCTGCAGGGGGGTGGTGCTGGCATGCTGGTGAAGCTGCCTGACCTGTACGCAGCTCAGATGATGTACGCCAAGCTTGCTGGCATCCCTAACCCTGAGCAGTACTGGACAGATCCGAACAGCCCAGAGGCTGTGCAGATGGCTCAGCAGCAGGCGGCACAGCAGGCAGAGCAAGCACAGAAGGCAGAGCAGATGCAGATGGAGATGCTGCAGCAGCCTGTGCAGATCCAGCATATGAAGAATGAAACAGACATCATCCTCCAGCACCTGGAAGCCCAGGAGGAGGAGAAGAAGCTCAAGCAGAAGTACTTCGAGACTGTGGTCAAGAATCAAGCCGACGAGCGTGCGCTAGACATCAAGGAGCTGGAGACGCTGATGGGCATTGCCAATGCTGGCATGGCTGAGGATGAAGTAGGAGAAGACCGTGTTTAAGTACACCCGAGAGGAGTGGGCAAAGTTATGGGATCAATACGAACAGGACATAGCCGCAGAGTTTCTGCGCACCAGCGACCCTGTAGCGCTCTACCAGGTACTGCACTCAGCGAGAATGCTGAAAGTCTGGCTGGAGGCGCGCAATGTCGAATCTTGAAGAAGTAGCAGCACTGCTGCGTGGCGAAGTTAAGGAGCCAGAAGATGAGCGTGAACCTGAGAGAGTATCTGCAGAGCCAGAAGACTCAGCAGATCCAGACGAAACAGAAGCAGCCGAAGCAGCCGAGGAAGCCCCGCCAGAGCGCTACGGGATCAAAGGACTAGCCGAGAAACTGGGCGTCAGCATCAAGCAGGCCTATGACTCCATTGAAGTGACCTTGCCTAATGATAAGGTCTACACTTTAGGGCAGATCAAAGACCTGGCTGCGCA